GTAAACCAGTATTCGGTGCATAAGTTAAAGTCCTAAGTGCTTTTATCAATTCTTTACAACGAGGATGTATAAGCGTCCTCCTGTCACCATTAGCATCAAATAAGGCAGTATTAACAGCAGTGATCTTATCTCTGATCTTCCAGGGGCTTCTAGGGCTCATAACGGTAAATCCAGACCTTCTGAGTATTGTATGATCCGTCACACCAACTCCACTTGTCTTTCTTGCACTTCCAGTAGGGTCAGGACAAGCAATGATCCTACGATCAACTCCATATCTTCTCGTAACCTCCTCAGCAAAATCCCATGTGGTAGCACCTCCTGTCAGCATGATCTCATCAAAAACATAAAGCGTATCATTATGCTTCACCGCACAGATTCCCGCCATAGGGTCAACGTTAAAATCTAAACCTATTAACAAAGGAAGCATGTGTAAATCTGCTACCTCTTTATCAATATTCTCATCAGCAAAACTTACAGCAACCAATCCAGTAAGATTCTCAAAACTAGCCTCAAATTCCTGCCTAAACGTCCTCGCATCTAACTGTCCCCTAGCAGCTTCAACCTCCTCTTTCGCTACATTACCCCCCTCTACAGTTGTAAAACTCCATCTTTGCCAATCATCCCATTCCCTCTCCCCACAAAAACACCACATATCATAAAACCAACTAGCAGTTCCATCAGGCGTACTAATAAACAGTGCCCATCCTTGTTTATCAGCCAATGCTGGTCTTATTACTTCAGCCCAAACGTCTCTATCCATAAATGCCGCCTCATCCAATACAACACCAGCTAAACTTCTTCCCCTTAACGCCATAGCATTTTCAGTACCTTTCAACTCAATAGTTGATCCATTAATTAATTCCAACCTTAAATCTGTCTCATTCTTACTTTGAATCCAAGTTCTCGGTGTCAACCTCTTCAATTCCTTCCATGCAATATCCTTCGCCATCCTATAAGTCGGCGCACAATAAAAATAAACCTCATTCGGTCTATTAATCGCTCCTCTGAGTAGCTCTATACAAGAAAGATATGACTTTCCAAACCTTCTACCCGCAACCAGCACCCTAAACCTCTTATTACTATTAAATACCTCCCCCTGTGCATACCTCAAACTTATCTCATTCTTCTTTTCACCACTGACAACCATTAATTTAACAAAAAATACAACTCATACCCCCTATTTATAGCCTATTTACATACTTTTAAGTTATCATTCAACTAAATACACTAAAAATCCCGTGGTTTCATCTACATTTCCTGCCGATCAACCATTAGAAGAATCTAAACCTAAAAGAAATATCAATTTCCGTGCCCGTACTTCCTGTCAAAACGTACAATTACGTTCACAACGCCTATATTCCCGCCAACTTGAAGGTAAAACAACAAGAGCCTTAGTCCTCGAACATTCAAAAATTGAAAACATTTCAGAAGTTACAGCCTGGCAAGATTGGAAAAAAGTTAAACAATGGAATAAAGAAGATTGGGAAAAAGATAGAGAAACTCTTCTCCCCAGACTCCAAGCCATGAGAATCCGACTTTTCAACAAGGCAGTCAAAAAAGGACAACTACAAACCGCAGCACAAATATTAGACTCCCTCGGCAAAGTTATTGGTGAATCAGTAGAAACAGTCAACATTCAAGCTCCTGAATTATCAATCAAAGTTGAACCAAAAAATTAACCAGAATATATTTAAGTTCCTCGGTAATGCACAATAAATAAAAATAATTTGCAACTAGTCCCCTAGCTACAAAAAATTTGATTAGATTCTAATTAATCTAAAGTTAGTGATCTTACAATATTGTGTAAGGTGTCTGAGTTCGGCTTGTAGGCTATCTTAAGATATTCCCTAGTGTTTATATGTTTAAACTGTAGCTCCTTGTCTGTAGCTCCCATAAACATGTAATAACTGACATTATTTTTTAGTTCAGATGATAACTTAAAACCTATCTCGAAAGCCTTATTTGGATTCTCCATTAGCTCTGTATTGTAGTTCATAATTATTTCCTGGTTAAGAATAGTTTTAACTGAGATTCGCCGTAATACTCGCCATGCTTGAAGCCTGTCAATTCATAACTAGCATTACCAGGAAAAGACTCAATCCACTTTTGTAGTTTTTCGTCAGTAGTAACTTTGATAGAAGTTTTCATTTGTAAGATTTAACTATTAATATAATAAACTAATATCATTTGTATAGCTAGTAAATATGATACACTTATATGTATATTAATTTGATATACAAATAAGTTTATACTCGGTATAATAATAATAAGCCTAGTTATACTTAATTTATTTATTACTCAACTACATTCTACTACTTAACCTATTTTCAAATCATTAGTAGTAATTATTTATTTCAAGTAATTTATTTTTTCAAGATAGCTAAAGCTTTAAAAAAGAAAATTATTTCAAATCTTACAAAAAAATGCAAAACTTATTTTTATTTCTATCAATTGGATCAATAGGGTTAATAAGTTCTATTGGATCAGGTCTTAATAGATCTACTCTTAATCAATGTATTAATAATAATGATAATTCAGCTTGTGAATATTTACTTACTAAAGGAAGTAAATTTCAACAAGTCCAGGCAAGGAAAGTTTTATTAATTCGAGGTCTTTAATATGGAAGAAATATTTTCAGATATTCTTGATAGCTTAGAAACAACTCACAAACAAGGTTTACAAGCATTAAAAGAATACAAGATTAAAAATCCTGATTTCAATGAAAAACAAGAAAAAGTTTATCTAGGAATAAAAAAAGCTATGTATAAAAATTTATTTAAGTTAGCTTCAGATAAATGTATATACGCGGTAAATGACTTAATTTGATTAATTCTTTAAGCCTAGTATTTATTAGGTTTAAAAAATTAATTATTAATTTAATTAATTTATTAAAAATCTTACAAATTTATTGTTATGACAATTAAAAAAGAAACATTTTTTGAAAGTATAGACAGATATGCTTTTGATTTCGATATGTGTAAACCTTCAAGAGGATTTGCACAATTAGATACGTCAGATGATGCTTGGTATTATGGTAACTGGGTAAATTTTAGAGAATATAAGATAGTTAGTTATGTAGAAGGAGATATTACTATTGAAACGTGCGATAATGTAGAAGAATTTAAAGAGTTATTAAAAAAGACAGTAGACTTTTATAAATTTAAAGCTGAAAGTTTTAAAGGTATAGATTTATTATGTGATGAGAGAATAAAAGAAGATTTTAATAAATTAGGACTTAATAAAAATTATTATCTTTATAAATCATATTGTGAGGCTTAATAAAATGAATAAAGATAGTATTTTTTTTAAAAAGAAAGTTAAAGGTTATTTAATCAAGAGTAAATATTTAGCTGGAACTAATAAAAAGAATCCGAGGGCTAAAGTTTATTTAAAAAGAGATAATAATACAACGTGGAGTAAGACTATTGAATGGGATAGTTACTTAGATGCAGTAGATAATTATTATCTAGCGTGTATTGGATTAATAAGAGAATGGCCATTTAATGAACATAATAAAGATATGGAGGTGTTAGCAATAGGATATGAGAATAATAATTATTATTTTATAGTTCAATCTAAGGTATTTTAAATGGATTATTCAATTCCTTTTTATAGTGGTGATTTAATGCCTAAAGACTTTGAAGAATGGTTAGAAACCTTGCCAAAGAAATATACTTATCAAATGAATAGTATTACTAAGGATAAGGGAACATATACCTTTTTTATAGATCAAGAAGAAGAGACTTAAAAAAGTCTCTTTTTTAATGCTTTATTAATAAATAACTTGCAATATAAACTAATATAATGGTATCATATATATATCAATTCAAATCTTACTAACAATGAATGAAGCATTAAAGGCCGATATTAAAGGCCGAAAATCAAAACTAACAAAAGAATCTATTAGAGAAGAAATTTACTCTAAATTATATGATTCTAGTGATTATTTGTTAGACAATGAATGTTATCTACCTAAGTCAATAACCGTATCAAATGAAAAGGTAGATTTACGATTGAATGAAAAGGAAAGACAAAAGTTAAAAAATATTATCTGGTATATATCACATTCAAAACTATGGACTTAATTATGAAATATCTAGTTAAAACATTTTCAGCATGGACTTCTTTTGAAGATTTAATTTTAAATGAATCTGAATTAAAAGAGTATAAAAATTATGCTAAAGAGCGACAACTATTAATAGAGGTTAGTGACTATGAAATATAAAGTAACCTACGCTTTAGATTCGTTAGATACTCAACCAGTGGTTAAGTTGTTTGATGAAGAATATGAAGCCTTAGAGTGGATGAATGATGAGATTCAAAGAAGAATTTCATATGTTGTAGAACATA